CAATAGCGGACATTACTTTGTAAGAATTCGTCGTGGCAATAAATGGTTTGAATACAATGACAATGCACCTGTTAGAGAGATTCCCAAGGAATATGTAATTACAAATAATTCATATCTTATCTTTGCTAGTTCGGATCATGAATACAACTTTAATACAGATTATCTTGAATGTAAGGAAAAGATTGCCGCATCTATGCCAGCTTCTCCAGCATAAAAGCGCTGCGTATGACAGGAGGATGAATTCAATTGCATCAAATATTAAAAATGTAGCGAATGCAGCAAATGCAACCATAACAAATATGAAAAATAGTGCAAATGTAACCCTTACGAATATGCGAAATACATTGGCGCCAGAACAAAGAACTAATTCTTTTTATTATGTTCTCATCATTTCTATGTTTGTGGTCCTTGGATTGATTACTTATTTTTTTCAACCGTTAAAATCACTCTTACAGGATACATTCTATAGTGTAAAACGTATGATATATCCCGATCCTCCTGTTCCTCCCGAAGTGTCTGAAACACCCGAACAGTCTGAGAAGCCATTAAGTCCCCAAGATCGTCCATCCGGTCTCCCTGGTGCTACCGAAGCAGATCCATTAACCCAAGTTGGTGCCCATATTCCAAAACGAGAAGAAGTCTTTCACATTCACAAAAATATCTATACTTACTCCGATGCAGCAGCTGTTTGCCGTGCCTTTGGAGCTGATTTAGCGACAGAAGCTCAAGTGAATGATGCTTACAAGAAAGGAGCCGATTGGTGCAGTTATGGATGGATTAAGGGACAAAATGCTGTCTTTCCCACTCAACAATCTACCTATGATTCTTTGCAAAAAGGATCCGCAGAACAGCGTAATGCCTGTGGAAAACCAGGCATCAATGGAGGATACTTTGATAATCCCGATTTACGCTTTGGAGTCACTTGTTATGGGATGAAACCTGAGAAATCTTCTACAGATGCACTTACAAATAATGTGATTGAATTACCTCCTTCTACAGATGAGATTGAATTTGAAAAGAAAGTCCAGAAGTTTCGTGAACAACTGGATACCACTACCATCAATCCTTGGAATCGATCCACCTGGAGTTCGTCGTAAATTCTTCTTTTAATTCAATTTGATATTAGAATGGCGGTTGCATACGAATATGATTGTAAAAAATATAGATTTCGAGAGATTCTTCAATCCATCTTTCACCATCCTTATTCCTTAGAATCACTCCATACAGTTACAAATACATCTCAACAAGTTACCTTTGAGAATGATACAAAAACATTTTTTCAAACAACCTTTCATGCATCTCCCCAGTATGAGGAGTTTCGAGACATGTATTATGAGTTTGTAAAATCAGAACTCTTCAAGTTATTTCCAGAAGAAACTATGTTAGTGGTCCAAAAAGATCCTGGATTTCGTGTCTGCACTCCCGACAATACAGCATTAGGTGCAAAAATAGATGATCCCAAGGATCAAATTGGATTGCATTGTGATGCTGATTACAACCATCCTCCAGAAGAAAAAAACTTTATTTTAGCAATTACAGAAATGTGGGAGTCTAATTCTGTCTATATGGAGTCAGAACCTGAGAAAGGAGATTTTGCCCCCCTACATCTTCATTGGAATCAGTTTGCCTCCTTTTATGGAAATAAATGCCGGCATCATAATAAACTAAATAAAACTGGACAAACGCGTGTGTCTCTCGACTTTCGTGTTATCCCCTATAGCAAGTATAATCCTGATTATGCAAAAGAGAGTGTTCATGGGAAACGAAAGTTTATTATAGGAGATTATTTTGTTTGTATGCGTCGTTAATAAAATTGATATACCTGTATAATATACATAGTATGTATATTATAAAGAAATGATCGAAGATCACTATGATGCAAGACGTTATTTAAATAAATTTCTAGACTTAGATCCAAATTATGTTCCCACCACATCAGGTAAGATATTTCTGCGCTCCATTATTGATCATTCTTATATTGGTGAATTAGTGAAGACAACACCCTTGGACATTGATCGTGATACGATCACCATGAAGCTATTTCGAAAAGAATCTGGTTACTTTCAATACACGATTTCACATAAACGATTAGACTATATATACTTCCAAGTAATTTAAATATGGAGTATAGTGCCGCTGGAGTCTTATTTACAAATGGGCGGATTGCGTTAGCAGGATATCATCCCTATAAAGAACAACTCTCTGGACTTGGAGGAAAACGAAATGCAGAGGATGGAACTCCCTTTGAAACTGCCTTTCGCGAAGTCTTGGAAGAATTATTTGGAGTCGATCCTGTTCCTCCATCCTTAATGAAAGAATTGCGTGATATTTTTTTCTTTCCCGATACTATTTTATGTGATAATATATATATTAATTATGTTTATTCATTTGAAGCATTGACACACCTCCTACATATATGTAAAAAATATGAGATTACATGTCCCTTCTATACAACCTTTCCCGAAACAGTAGAAGCCCTTGTATTGAACCGAATTCCAATTGATGGAGTGGAAATTACTCATCTTGCATTAGTCCCTGTTTTAACAGTTGTTCCGACCTTGGATCCTTTCTTTCAGAAAGATTTAGAAAAAATAATGTAACTAGATAGAGATGTCCTGGAATATATTTGGAATCTTTGGAAATAATAAAACTCCCTCTACTTTAAATGAATCTTCCCGTGGATGGTTGAATACATTGTTTGGATCCTCTACCCCTGCTGCAGCCCCTGCTTCAGCTTCCACAAATACCCGTGTGAATAATCGTGCGACCAATGCAAATCGTACAAATAGTGCAAACAATGCAAATCGTGTGAATAATCGTGCAAATGCTCCTGCAAATGCTCCTCCTCTTGCTCCTGTAAATGCTCCTGCAAATGTTCCTGCAAATGCTCCTCCTCTTGCCCCCTCCCCCTACTCAGCCCCTTCCGCACCCGTCTCTGAACCCAGCATTGGACCTGTCAGTCGTCGTATAAAAGGAGGAAAACGTCGGAACACTAGACGCCGGCATCGATTGCGGTCGACTCTTCGTCGTCGCAGATAATCCATTCTTCCTTCTCCCGTGCAATATATCCAAATCGTTCCAAGACTTCCAATGAAGGTTGAATGTACTCCGGTAAAAACATGACAATCGTTCCTCTCCAATCTCGAACTGTTTCTTCCCAGGTTCCTTTTGGGATACATTTTACAAATGACTCCAACACTTCCATGGAAAATAGATATTCTAAGATTGCTTTCCAATAAACTTCATACTCTTCTTTCCAGTCCTTTGGACGAAAAGAATAGTATTTTTTTGTAATAATTCGGGGGGATGTATGCAAATACGCCTTTCGTAGTGTACATGTAGCTTCACACATGGATTGCCAGATACGATCTTCCGATCCGATTAATGGAAGCTCTTGTTGTTTCACAAATTCAAAGAATTCATCACAGAGCATTGTGACTGCATCAATGGGAGCTATAGTATCGTAGTATCGCATGGAGTGAAACCACTGGGTAATCTCTTCTTCCAACCGTCGTGTTGTAAAGTTTTTCATAACAGCGTTGCCGGTGCGTTTGTTTCTAAGATCTGGGAAACTATTTTGCAACAGGTTCCGCAGACTCTTTCTTAGGAGATGTTTTCTTCAAATATTCCACACTCTTAACCGTTCGTATTTTTTGTAAAAAATCCAACATCATATCCGTTTGATCTGGTTGTTTCTTAGAGGCAAAATAAGAATGCAATGATTTTTCTAAAAAAGTCCAGGAGAGTTGTTCCGATTCAGATTTAACATTACGCGTTAAGGTGGCTCCATGAATTTCTAAACTAACATTTTTCATGTTCATCCCATCCAACAAGGTAAGAGTCTTCTTTTCATACTCAGAACGCTTCGCTCGGGCATTTGTGACTTGTTTGTTCAAGGTTTCGGCAAGATTATCAAAGTGAACCCAATGACGAACGGCTTCGGATAGATCTGCCGTTGGTTTTGGTGTACTCATTTCTAGGGACTGCGAGTGTTGTTATAAGGTTGGAACGTATTCTTTGTAAAATTGGTTTAAAGAATGAAATCGATGATTTACACGTGGGAATGGCCGAGTGGTCAAGGCGACGGTCTTAAGATCCGTTTCGAAAGAGCGTGGGTTCAATCCCCACTTCCCACATCTTTGTTTTGAATTTATGAAATGCAAAACAGAGATATTTGCGAAAAAAATTGAAAGCATATTTTCATAATTAAGAAAGCTATTGCTTCGTAGCTCAGAAGTAGAGCGATCGGCTCATAACCGATAGGTCGAAGGTGCGAACCCTTCCGAAGCAACCAGAATACAATATACTTTACCTCCTCGTGGTGTAATCCGGATAGCTATCGCAAGATAGTGAACTAAATAAGTAGTAAAAAATCTCTCTTTCCTAGCAAAAAAGAGAGATTTTTTGCATAAAAAAAGCCAGTCTCATGTTGAGACTGGCTTTTTTTTACGGCGAAGGGCGGTTTTGATCCGCCTACCTTTCGGTTATACTGATTCCAATCATATGGATTCAACAGCCAAATGCTCTTCCGATTGAGCTACTCCACCACCGATTCCATACAGATGAGATCGGTGGTGTAGTATTATACCTTAGCTTGACCTTGTTTCGATCAAGGGACCTTGTGGTTATGAGCCACACGCGCTAACCTACTGCGCCATCAAGCTTATTTTTTTATCTTTTTTTATATAATTTCCTTTTTATTTTTTATAAGAGATTACCACGCATTTACGCAGTGGCAGGGGTCTTCAGGTAATGCACCTTGAGGGAGCGCTGAAGGTTCAGGATGGTGACCTTGTCTGCCTCAGTGACACCGAGGAGCGCGCGAAGGGCACTGTCCGTGTTGATGTTCTGACCTGCCATCAGACCCTTCTCACGAGCATAGCCAATCACAGCACGCGTCACCTCGCTGCGACTGAACTGGGTGCCCTTAGGCTTACCAAGGAAGACGCACAGTGCATCAGACACATTGTTCAGCTTGGTAAACACGTAAGGCTTGTTGGAGGCAGGGGCACCATCGGCACCAGCGGCTGCTGCCTTGCGACCACGGCGCTTGTTGAGCTTCTTGGCAGCACGAACCACCTCACGCTCCTGCTTCTTGTGATCAGACTGGATCGTCTTCACAAGGGCAACAACAGCGGCAATCTGCTCGCCAAGTGCCTTGTGGGCGGCGAGGAGAGAGGCACCATCATCCACCACTGCCTCAGCAGCAGGAGCAACAACAGGAGCTGCAACAGGAGCAGGGACAGGAACAGGGGCAGGGGCAGGAGTGGGAGCAGGGGCAGGAGCAGCGGCGGCAGGGGTGGCAGCGGCAGTCTTCTTGGTAGCGGTCTTCTTTGCGGGAACAGTTGAGCTGGACATTTCTCTTATGACTCTTCCGATGATTATTTCCGGGAGATTCAAACGCACGAGGGGTTATGATAGTATAAGGTGGCAGGTCTTTATATCCCTTTTAATTATTAAAATTGAATTGAGATATAATTATAGTACAAGATTATAACAAAATTGTTTATTTGAAAATGAGTGATTCAATTCCTTTCATCGTTCTTTCCATGGTTGCAGTGGCATTTCTACTTTTGCTATGTGGCTGTAAACGTCAAGAGGAGTATATAAATTGCAATTGTACACCGACTACAGCAAGTCAGGCACATGAGATCCTTTCTCGTAACAAAACCGCAAAGGGTGTGCGTGTATTTCATTCACTCAATGATGACAGTTATTACTTGCGCGATGAGATTAATAACTTATTAAACACATCACCGAATAAAATACTGGATTAAATTCTAGAGCCATAAAACGCTTTTTTTCATCTTCCTCCATAGAGATGGAATGTAAGAACATACGCTCAAGACGACATCCTGCGGTAAAATGCAGAAGCCCTGCTACCCATGGAGACTATTGCGGACGACATTTTCGCAATCCAACACGGTGGAGACCTGCCGTACGTCGTCCGTCATCTCTTATTACAGAGGAAATGCGTGAAGCTGGAGCCGAGATTGTTACTGCAATACGATTTCGTTGGCGGTTGCGCTCTTTGTTACGACAAGGTCCTGCAAGGTTTGCACGGGATCTATCCAATAATACCACGGATCTAGTAAGTGGTGATGAGATTGCCGCTATTAAAGGATCTTTATTTTTTTCCTATTGTGATCCATCGGATTCCAATGTCTACAGTTTTGATATTCGTTCCATTCATAGTTTGTTACATCATGCAACCTTGGATACTGCCATTCCCTTAAATCCCTATACTCGTGCTATCATACCTCCTACAATAATAGCAACCTGTATGCGCCATGTGGACTGGTGTCGAAAACACGGACTACCTGTGGAATGGACCCCTCTTATCCCTCCTACCCCTGAACAGCAATGGAATATGCGCGTCGTTGAACTCTTTCATGAAATTAATGAATTAAACTATTATAGCAATCCTGAATGGTTTTTAGGCATGGATATAGACGATCATCGAATGTATTATCGTGAGTTGTATGATATTTGGACCTTTCGAGCTTTTTTAACCGCTGCACAAAAGAACACAATCGTGCCCGACTATCAACGAAAGATTTTTCAACGCAGTCCCTTACATATACCAGATACGTTGGAGGCATTGCAACGATTAAACCGATCGACCATCAAACATATGATTCGTTCCGCAGTGAATGTCAATGATCGTATCTTAGGAGCTATGTACGTTATTTCAGCCTTTACAATGGTGAATGAGGAAGCGCGAGCTGCCTACCCTTGGTTGTATGAAAGTGTTCGCGCAGAAGAAGAGATTCCTGTTCTAGAGGTTGTCCCTCATCGACCCTTTGGGTTCCTTGCTGCCTTGTTGGATGGCTTGGTTGGACCGCGTATACCGGTCCTTCGCCTTCCCCCTCCTCACCCTCCTGATACAGATTAAAAAAATTGATAAACTATAGATATTATACAAGTGTATTTATTACAATTAACATGTCTGAGCGTTTCACTAGATGGTCAGACTTCCCTATGGAAGTGAGACCTCCTATATATATAGATTATATGAGTCGACGATCTATCTCTCCATATAGATGGACGATTGCAACTGCATCTGAGTCTAACTCTGCAGCTGCACCTGCATCTGAGCCTGCGGGTGGTTATATCCAGAAGCGTATACAAAGGGCAATGAAAGAACTTCTAGATGAACGCCCTCGCTTATCTGCAGAGGCACCTACACCTGAGTCAAACTCTGCGGCTGCTGCACCTGTGTTAAACTCTGCAGCTGCGACTGTGAGTCAATCCACCCCATTCCCTAGATTCTCCGAACTAGCGAGCGTAAGTTGGGTTGACATGATGGAGGCAGATAAAGAATCTGTCTTTGCGGCTGCTGCATCTGAGTCTAACTCTGCGGCTGAGTCTAACTCTGCGGCTGAGTCTAACTCTGCGGCTGCTGCACCTGCATCTGTGTTAAACTCTGCGGCTGAGTCTAACTCTGCGGCTGCTGCTGCTGCATCTATGAGTCAACCCCCCCCAAGTTGGGTTGAGATGTTAGAGGTAGCCGAAGAATATGACTTTGCGGCTACATCTAACCCTGCTGCTGCGTCTGCGTCTGCGATTGAAAGTTGGAATAAGATCTCTGAACGTTTATTGGCTGAACGTTTATTGGATGAGGCTAAGTCAACTGAACATGTTCTTACATCTCAACATCGAATTGCATACCAACAATTTCTAACTGCAACAGAACAACTTCTAGCTGCAAAAGATCAACTTCTAGCTGCAAAAGAACGTCTACTTGGATATGATCGTAAACTTCAAGATCAGCGTGAACGTGTACGTATGCTTCAACTTGCAAAGTTAGATTCTGCCTCTACCACCTGTAAAGGCACTGTGACAGATCCTGCGCTCATTACAAATGTGTTGTGTTCGATTACACTTGAGCCTCTCGAATGCAAGAATGCCTACCGCCTTACATGCGGACATTCTTGTGACCGAGAGAGTCTTTATACATGGTGGAAAAACTCGCCTACTGGAAGGACATGCCCTACTTGTAGAGCAATCGAGCCACCCTGCCATTGCAGTGCGTGTACTCCCGCAAAGCCTTCCTGCACTTGCGGTCGTTGTCACCTCCGTTCATCATTTGATACCTCCGTTCATCATTTGATGACATATTATTGAGATTAAATATTAATGATACGGAATATTAATGAGTCATCCTAGATGGTTGAATTTTTTTAATCTATATTGTTAGATTAAAAAAATTGACAATCATCTGTACTATAGAATGACAATTTCATTACAACGATATACATAATGTCTACAACTGTTCCTACAATCATTCCTATTTCCGAATTTGATCCGAAGAAGGTTATATATGGGGCTACATATGTTCCCCTTGAAAATCCAGACCGTATTGATATACCAATTGGGTATCCTATTAGTGGTAGAAAGGAACATCTTTACATTCAACTGAAGCCTTGTAGAATGAGTTTCAATGTCTCTGATTTTATGGGAGATAAGAAATACTGTGCATATGTAACCATTGATGATGCATCCACCATTGAAAAAATGAATGCCCTTGATGCATCTAATCTGGCTCATTATTTTGATAAACTTCAACGTGCTTCTACTTGGAAGACTATTCGAAAGCAGACTCTTGAAGAATTGAAAGCAACTCAAATTCCTTCCCTAAAACCGGATAAATATGATACATTGCTTATGAAGATTCGGATTTGTCTAGACATAGATATCCTTCAGATGAATTCGGAGGGAGAACGTACAAAGATTACATCTCCTACAAATACGGTGTTAAATCTTCTATGCCGTGGCGCCATCATTCAACCAACTATTAGAGCCAATGCAGTCTGGATCCATAAACGTGGACTAGGATGTATATGGGAAATGATAGATGCCGTACTTGTGACTCCTGCTCCTGTTTCTATATATAACTCCCTATTTCTTGATGATGAGTCTTCTGATGATGAGCCACCTCCGCCGCCTCCCCCGCCTCCCCCTTGTATTGGAATGGTGAAGGATGTCACACTTCTTACAGATATGTGTCTCATTAGCCATGACCTTCTTACACTTGAAACGGCGTATCGCACTCAGTGTAAACACCTTTATGATCGCGAGACGATTCAGATGTGGTGGAAGACCAAAGGGAAGAAGGAATGCCCGTATTGTAAAGAATTCGAGCCTGCATGCCCATGCATTTCTTGTAAGTAAGTCATTGTGAATTTTTTAATCGTGGATAATTCCCAAGGCATTCCGCACCATCTTCTTTTTTCGATTAAAATTGCTATTAGCAGCACTGCCAGAGGCAGTGCTGCTATAGGAATTCCAATCGTGGATAATTCCCAAGGCGCAAAGCGCCTTGGGAATTATTTTCGATTAAAATTGATCGATCTAAACCTTCCTATCCTATATTATCATAGAACCAAACCAACATCCGAAAATGCCAGTCATCAAAGCACCTGCCTTCGTAGAATCAAAAGTTAACTTTAGTGCTCAAAAGAAAAGTACTACAGGCACCTCCTCTCAAATTTATATAAATTATGATGGACGCAATCCGTTGCAGATCCAACTCCCTCGCACACGCGTTCCTCTGAACGCAAGTGACTGGGATAATAATAAGAAATTCAGTGTCAGCGTATCGATTGATAAGGCAGATTCCAAAATGGAACCTGTAATCAATACGCTCGAAACTATGGATCAATTTGTATTGAAGCACGTGCATGCAAATGCAGGACCGTTCATGAAGATGCCCGGAAAGTCCCTTGATGGACTGAAGGATCTCTTTAGTGGAAGTCTGAAATATGCAAAAGATGACAAGGGCGAACTAAAGCCATATCCTCCCACCCTCAACTTGAAGTTGAAGGAGGATAAGAAAAATGCGAAACCCTTTGAAGTCAAATTGTATAACAATGATGAAGAAAAAACCCTCATTACCGACCAAACTCCTTTAGAGGTGTTACGTCGCGGTGCGGAAATCACTCCCATCATTGAATGCACTGGCATTTGGTTTGCCGCTGGCAAATTTGGAATCGGTTGGAAACTCATTCAAGCGCGTATCGACGTACCGGTAGAATCACCCTCTGGATCTGGCTGTGCCATTCTAGATGACGAGGATTCTACCCCCGTTGTACGCAAGGCATCTGCTCCTGTATCCACTACCCTTGCGGTAGAGGATGATGAGGAGGAGGATACTGCTCCTCCTGCTCAGCCAGAAGAAGAAGAAGATGAGGAAGTGATTGAACCAGCTCCAGTACCTGTAAAGGCAGCTCAACCAACTCCCGCGCCCGCGAAGAAGAAGGTAATTAGTAAGAAGCATTAATTTGGATTCTATAACATATTAATCAATATATGATTAATATATATATAAAAAAAGAGACTATTCTATAGTCTCTTTTTTTTGTGTTTCTATAATAGAAATGAATTTCCTGGACACTCCTGCACCTTGGGCGTATTCCTGGTGTTATTACTTTTTAGGCGCAGCAGTGATCCCGGTGATCTCTGCCATTCTGATTGTTGTGAGTGGAGGCAATAAGATCGGCTTGAGTGCGCTCTTCTTATTTGTGTTTGCAGCATTGATCCAATCGGCTACCTTCCTTACCATGTTTTGGATGTGCCGTAGCTCTCTCAAACCCCATGCTTAATTATAGATTCAAATAGAATCTTAGATTAATCAGCGACATACATTTCCACCAGGATTTCCACGTTGCGGAATATTGCAGCATAGACCAGCACCAATACTGGCATCCACACTAACAGTGGAAGAAGGACCGGTTCCCTGCCCGCCCGTTGCAATTCCCTGCTCCTGAATAAACTTATTGGTATAAGGAGCCCCGCTGTATCCGGTACTGACTCTCCATCCATAGACCGCTTTTTGCTTTCGTTGGAGGCTTGTTAAACTGGCATCGCGGTTGCTAACACTCATGATTCTACCTAGGAGGGAGGTTTTGATCCTTCATACCGTAAAATAATACATTGAGGTGGATTCACTACCGGTACCGGATTGGGTAAAGAAGGCATAGGAATGGGTGGAGCTACATACGTCGATCGATACTGTGCAAAACGATCTTGATTGGCTTGGTACACAGCTGCAGCAGTTCGTTTTGCGGTGGTTACACTCGCAGGAGTGGTTCGTACAAGTGTATAAACAGGAGCTGTTGTTTGACGAACCGGTATTGTCCCTCCCACCCAGGGATCGCACGGCAGTCCGGTAGGAGCTGGTCCAAACGCAATTGGACAGAGCTCTGATTGAATACGGGAGGATTCCGGAACGGCTGCTGCAGAACTTATCACAGGCTTACAGCGTGGTGTAGGAAGTATGCAATTTGATTTTAACAATTTACCGGGACAGTTCATATTCTAGAACGGGTTACTAGAAACTTAATCCTACTCCATCCTAGGGATGAATTGGGATACTTATCAAATAAATGCAACTGAGTTGTGGTATTATGTTATATATCCTATCTTGCTTCCTATTCTAATTCCAATTATGATAATGGTAATTCCACTTATTTCAAGTTTAATTGCAGTTATTGGAATAACTTATAGTATAGGGTATAGTAT